TCAATATAGTAATACATTAACAGTAGATTCAACAATGATAACTGTAGATTCAACATTAATTGTGGCAAATTCAACAATAACAGCAGATTCTATAGTTTAATATTAGAATTATATAATATTTATATATACAAAAAAAAATAAAATAAAATGACAAATTTAATATCCCTAAGTGAAGGTGTTTGGATGCCAAAAGATAGAGTATTTCCAACAGAAGATCAGAAAAAAATATTATCAAGTACTAACAGTGGAGACACCGCAGCTAAAAATGATATCTTAGCTTTAATAAAATCTGGCAACACTGCAAATCAAGTTGATGTTGATAAAGCTAAAGAAGCTTACAATTTGAAGAAACCTGCATTAGTAAATCCAACTGATGTTTATAAATTTATCGCATCTGCAGTAACTATCGAAGGTGATACAGTAACTGGATTTATAAATTATTCAATGAATGGTGTTATAAATAAAATAAATTTTTAACTTATTTCACACATAAAAATAACAATTATGAATGAGTAAACAAATAATTAATATCGGTACTTATCCAAATGATGGCACTGGAGATAATTTAAGAGAATCATTTATTAAAATAAATAACAATTTTAATGAAGTGTATGCATTCTCTGGTACTACTGGTACTGGCTCTAATGGTACATCAGGATTGAATGGTACATCAGGAGTAAATGGTGCATCAGGTACATCAGGTACATCAGGAGTAAATGGTACAGGTGGCGGTTCATCAACAGGAAGTATTGTTACTAATGTGACTTATAGTGAATTGACCACTTTAATCAATAATAATGAGTTGAATATTGGATCCCTGTATTTAATAACTGATTATCAAACAGTACATAGAATAACATACACAAGTGATATAAATTCAGGAATAACAGAACCGTTATTAGTCACAGCAAGTGGAATTAATACATTAAACCCTGAATCATATTCATCATTATATCCTAAAGATGTAATATATTATAATTATATAAATGATCAACAGATAGCGCCTGGTTGTACAAAGGGTTATATTTATAGAAGAATTGATACTCTTCAGAATAATGATATTTGTTTTGATTTTAGACATATTAAGTTTCGTAGATGGCAAATAGAAGTAACTGATATTTGGGATTCAAATACTACATATAATGTTAATGATATAGTCACTTATAATAACATAATATTTATTAGTTTAATTGATAATAACAATGATGATTTAACAAATCTAGATATTTATTCAGATACAGTAAATTGGATAATTTTTCCATATGAAAATCTAACTTATTTAGGATATTCAGCTAATAGTTCTATTAATTTACGAATAAATTCTAATTATGTTAATATACCATGTAATTCTAATTATGTAGATTATAATATATGGAGTGATTGGGACAATTATATATCGGCTTACAACAACACAATAACTCCTATTATGCCTGATAATTATAATAATATTTTTACATTTAATACTGTAATTCATGGATATAATTTTGTTAATAATACAATAAACATGGCAAGAGTAGGTGGTTATTCAACTCAGAATAATAATATTAATAATCATTTTGTTAATAATATAATTGAAAGTAATTTTAGTTCTAATATAATTGGTGATACTTTTCAAAATAATACAATTAAATCAGATTTTAATAATAATTTTATTATATACTATTTTGATAATAATAATATTGAAAGTTATTTTTATTATAATACTATCAAATATGAGTTTACTAATAATAATATTGAAAGTCATTTTAATTATAATACAATATTAAACTCTTTTGATTATAATAATATTGGAAGTTATTTTAAAAATAATTCTATTATAAATAATTTTAAATATAATATAATTGGAAATTATTTTAATTATAATTCTATTGAAAGTGAATTTAATTCTAATACTATTGGAAATTCTTTTGCACAGAATACTATTGGAAATTCTTTTGCACAGAATATAATTGGAAATTCTTTTGCACAGAATACAATTGGAAGTAGTTTTTCAACTAATATCATTTTAAGTAATTTTAATAGTAATAATATTGATAGCGATTTTAATAATAATTCTATTGGAAATTCTTTTATTTCCAATAGTATTGGAGATTATTTTATTTCCAATTCTATTGGAAATAATTTTACACAGAATACAATTGGAAGTAATTTTACAATGAATAATGTTTGTGATAATTTTAATATTAATGGAGTATTAGATTTCACATCATCAACTCATGTTTATAATCAATATACTAAAGAATTATTTGTCAATTCTGATTATACTCAAAGACTTATATATGATAAAATGACAATAGTAGGAGCAAATGAATAATCAATTTGATTATTTTGATATGATATATTTTATTAACTTACCCAATAGAGTAGATAGATATGATAATATTATGAGTATGTTTAAGATATTAAATATTACTAAATATAAAAAAATTATTCCAATTGTAAATGAAATATCATATTACGATTTACCAATATCAAGTGAGTCATGCAAATCATCTCATATTAGTTGCATAGAAGATGCAATTGAAAATAAGTATGATAAAATTTGTATATTTGAAGATGATATTTGTTTTAATCAAACTAATCTTAGCATTAAGATAAATTTAGAATATCATTTAAATATTTGTTTTGATTTTTTGAAAAATAATGAATGGGAAATTTTTTATTTTGATAATATAATTGGAGCTAATAAACAAAATAATGTAATGATAGATTTATATAGAGATGATAAAGTCAAAGGAATTAATAAAATAATAGGAAAAATGTTTGCACATAGTTATGCATTATCTAAATCAATTTATATTGATTATATTAAATTGGCTAAAAATAATTGTTTACGAAATGATTTTTGTTTATATAAAATAAAGTCAGATAAAAAATTTATGTATTCTGATGGAATTTTTGATCAATTATTAAATAATAAATCAGATCATCAATGGTAATAAAAAAGAGTAGATTAAAATCTACTCTTTTTTTATAAATTAAATTTTTTAGAATCTCTATATAAAGGATAATATTTAGTATTAATTTCATCATATTCTTTCCAAGTGGTTTGAAAAATATATCCAAAGTTTTCTACATATTCATTATTTTTAGCCATATCAGCAAATAGTTTGTGATTATTTATACATCTCTTAATAAAAAATTCTCCTTTTCCTATAACAGAACTTATTAAGTCAAAATATCCGTCATCTGATGGCATAAAGGTTGAATATTTATTATCTAACCAAGTAGGTTTAAAATATAAATAAAGTTCTTCTGTTAACTTATCATATTCCTTTCTAAAATTTATAATGGTATCGTATTCAAAATTTTTGAATACTCTTATTTTCAATTTTAATTCTTCTTCTTTATCTTTATTTTCAAATTCATCCTTAGTTTTAATTATTTTATTCCAATTAGCGACAGTTATAAATTTCCAAAATTCATCACTATAATTATTAACATTCGGTTTATTAGATCTAATAACATCACCATTATTATTCGAATATATAAGGTTACCATTATTATCATAATAATCAATTTTTTCAAAAATATTAAAATTTGTTATCATATTTACATATTAAATTTATCAGAATCTACAATAAACATATATTTATTAAATTCTGTTTTTATTTGAGAATCTAATACAAAATTGGAGTTCAAATCTTTTAAAGCTTCAGCTATCAAATCTCCTTTTTCATCTTCTGTACTATCATCATATCCATTTTCCTTTATATATTCTTCTATATATCTTTTTTGAAATTCATACTCATCTGATATATCATCTGAGTGATCACCTTTATCTTCAAATATTTCAAATAGCAGCAAAGTAAGATTATTTGAATCCTTAGAATTGTCCATCAGATAATGTTGAATTTCTATACTATCTGGAATTTTAGACTCCACCCAATCATATTTACTATCAGAATCTTCATATTTTTTATAATTTTTTACAAGTTTATCAATATCAATAAAAGAGCTATAATATTCATAAAATTTTTTAGGAGTCATATTATCAATTAATTCTTCATAAGAATCTACACTTTTCTCTTCTTCCATTATTTCTATGAAAGTTTTATCCTCATATCTTTTTGTAATAGTTTCTTCTAAAAACTCACCTTCTTCATTTTCATCTGTTATTATATCTTTTAATTGATCAGAATCTAAGTCATCTATCATATCAGAATCATATTCAATATCATCATTTCTTGCAATAATAGTATTATAATTAATTTCATCACCTTCTTCAACTACTATATTAAAATTATCAGGAATTTCATATTCCTCAGTAGTATCATCTTCAGTAATCATAACCGTTTTTACTCCGTCTTCGTCTGAAATCGATACTATACCATCATATTCTGTTTTAATAATCATATTTTCATCATCATTATTATCATAATATAACTCAATTATTTTGTTTTCTTTTTCTCTTGTTAAATGATTATTAATATATTCTTTATATTCATATGCATCGAAATCTCCAATATTTTGATTATTCATACTATCTCTAATAATACTTTTTATATATTTATCATTATCAAAAACACCTGATATTATATTTGGATTAGATTCTATTATATCTACGACATCACTTTGATCATAATCACTCAAATAATGTTCATCATAATAATCATATATATAGCTATAATATAAAAAATCATGAATCAAATCATATTTTGCACTATCTGAGCTTTCAAATAATTTAAATTTTTCAAACTTTGTTATCATACTCTTTTCTTTATTTTATTTACTATTTTTAATGATGACCATTCAATTTAATTATAATTCATAATGAGTTAGTCATTTTAATTGTTAAGTCTCTTAAATCTCTTTATATATTATATTTGCTAGTATCATTTATAACTTTCCAATCATTATAATATTTATCACTTAGCATATTTGAATATTTACCTAGTGTTTCATAAACCATATCAATATCAATTCTAGTGTATTTACTTAGTTTATTGATATTTGAATTTCTATAATTTATAAATTTTGGATTTTTAGATTTATCTATATTTGGTGTATAATACTCATCAATTATATCAGTATCAAAATGTATTGAATATTTTAATTCTTTTGTACTTAAATTGTAATACTGATGAATTTTCAATATCCAAGTATTTTTATTATAAATATTTATTTTATTTAGTTCATATAATATAGTATCAGTGTGAAAAAATTCCCATAATTCATAGCCTAAATTACTTGGAGATTTTAACAACTTATCAAAATCATTAGAATTCTTAGTTTTTATATTAGAATCATTAAAGTATTTTGATATATTTTTATCATTATAAATATAAGAATCAACATTATATAATTCAGATGAATAAATAATTTCTTCAATTTCTTCAATTTCAGATTTATATTCATTTAATATTCTTTCATTCTCTTTTTCTTTATATTTCTTATTATCTATTTTTTTAAGATTTTTATTTATTTCTTTCTCTATTTCATTCATCCTTTTTTTGTATTCAGGATCAAATTCTTCATATTTTTGCTTAGCTACATCAAGTCCTTTATTACCAATTAAATTTAAAAATTTTGTATATAATTCAAAATTTTCTTTTTTTACTTTATCTAAAAACTTAACATTTTCTTTGTCTTGTAGTATATCAAAAACTTTAAATTCAAATATTTTTCTCATTAATTATATATTATATTTGTGTGTATCATTTGTAAATTCTGGAACATAAAAATAATCTAAAAAATCTGGTAAGTGATTATAATAACTATTCACATTAAACTCTATTTTATTTTTTTTATCATCAAACATAACGACTTTATCAATGCATTCAATTGGTAAATAATCTAAAATATTATATTTTTCTATTGCATCTTGTGGACTACCATAAAAACCGCAAACTTTATAACTTTTGTCTTTTTCAAAATTTATAACTTTACCTTTATAATTTTTTATGCACATCAAAATATCATCAACTCTTCTTAAATCTGGTGTATTATATTTTTCAAATATAGTTATCATACATTGAATTTTTTTGTGTCTAATAATAATACATACGAATTTTTAGCATTTTCTAATCTATCATATGATGATACCACATTAATTTCATTAATTGTTAATATATCAGTCCTTTTTGTGCTAAAAATAAAATTAGTGAAATCATATTCATAAATTTCAAGATCAACACGATCAAACACATCAATTAAAATAAATTTAGCAAGATAAAAATCCTTCTGATATTCAAATATAACATACTTATCATAATATTTTTTATAATCTAATATCTTTCTAGCCATATCTTCATGAATTTTTTTTATTGAATCTTCAATGTTAATTTCAAATTTTTTAATATATTTCATTTATATTATTAATTTTCAATATATATAAAAAAAAATAATTACAAAACTTTTATTTTTTATTTTTATATAAAAAATAAAAAATGCAAACATTAATATTCAATACATCGGAAAAAACAACAACTTTATATAACGGATTATCAATTGATAAAGAACTTATAATATCAGAATATTCTTTTATTGATATTAGTACAGTTTCTGTAAGAGAAGGTTATTATGAATTTATGCAAAAAAAGGAAATAAACACTGCAACAAGTGGTAGATATTCAGTTGTTCCTGTTGCTAGATTACCTATTTCTCAAACTAATATGATTATTATAAACGAATAAAACCTGTATTTTTTACAGGCTTTATTTAATAATTAAACATTGAATTTATTTATATCAGTTTTTAAATCAAAATCTTTTTTATATTTTGGAAATTTATTGTTTATGTATATTTCAATATCATTTATATAATCTTGTTTATGACTATTATATTCCTTAAATCCCATCATTAAATCATAAAAATTCTCACCTTCATTATTCTTAATATCAAGATTTAATCCAGATTTTAAAAATTTTTCTAATATTGAAATAAATGTACCAGAATCATAAAAGCAAGACAAATATCTCATTATTGCAGTTTCACCATTTATATCTTGCATATTTACATCTGCTTTAGCATTTAATAATTTATTTATAACTGTTGGGGTAGAAGCCATCATCAATGCAGTAATACCATTTCTATCTTTCTCATTAACATCTGCTTTACCTTCAATCAATGCATCAACAACAAATGGAAATTTTACAGCGTGCATCAATGCTGTTTTTTCATCTGAATCTTTCATATTAACATCTTCACCATCTTTTAATGCTTGTTTTACTGCATTAGTACTTCCTTTTCTTGCTGATGATATAAATGGTGGTTCTTTTACCAATCTTTCAAATAATCTTAAATATTTCATTTTAAATTTTAAATTTTTATTATAACTATATATAATTTTCATAAATATAAAATTATATATAATCATATGAAATATTTAAAACAATATGAAACATACATAGAGATGTTTTTAGATGATGATGATCAATTATTTTTAATGCTAGAATATATTAACAATAATGATTCAGATAAGATAAAAAAATTATTTATTAAAGAATTCGATCCAAACACAAAGCAAGGAAGAGAACCAATAGTAATGAATCTTATAAATAAGATAGAAAACATAAATATAAATATATTAAATTTATTCATTGAATTTGGACTAACTGTTGATATAATAACATCATTTTTATATAATAGTATAAATTGGTATAATAAAAAAACAGATAAACTAAATTTATTAGAATCATCAAGAATATGCATAAAATCAGGAGCAAATTTATTTTATGAATATGGTAGAAATGAAAATATATTTGATGTAATAGATGATAATGATAGAATATCAGATAAATTTAGAAAGGAATTATATAAAATGATACAATATGAATTACCAAATGAATATAATAAATATATTACTGATAAAGAAATTAAAGACAATTCATCTAAATTTAACATATAAAAAAATCCTGATTTCTCAGGATTTTTTTTTATTTATCAATAAATAATTTATTATCAGGAGGCCATTTTATATGTGGTGCTTCTTGAGTATCAGTAATCACCCATAATATTTTATCAAAATACTTAGGAATACTAAATTTAAATTTGTCTGGAGCAGTACCCATAGCATCAGTAAAATATATAACAAATGATGGAACAGTTCCTTTAGATATTAAATTTTTCTCTATCCATTGAAACGGTGGGATAAAACTTGTACCACCACCACCTTTTGCTTTAAAGTGTTTACCAAGAATTTCTTTAAATTTACTTTCATTCATTGAATCACCACTCTTTGTTTTAAGATTAATCCTTTCAATTCCTGCCACTGCGTCATCACACCAAATAATTATAGCTTCTTCTATTTTCTTTGTACCGAAAATACCATAAATTTCAGTTGCAAATCTACCAAGTGTCTCATCACCAATAGAACCTGATGTATCAATACATAATACGACAGTTCTAAATCCACTATCTTTAGGATATTTTAATCCTGGTAAATACAATGGGTCATCTTGTCCAATAAATCTTTTATTAAAATAACCATATTTAGGATTACTTGAAAAACATTTATTCATAAATTTAACCAATGCTGATCTCCAATTAACTTTTGGTTTTCCAATTTTATTAAACCATCTATTTAATGATTGTGATCCAGTTCCTTGATTATTACTTTTTGCATTATTTAATATTTGTCCCCACTTTTTAGCCAAATCCCCTGGATCTTTAATATCTGAAAGTTCATCACTACCTTCAAATAACGTTGCACCTTTTTTGTCATCTAAACTACCTGGCGCTCTTAAATCTCCTACTCCTGGAACTGAATTGTCTGGTTGTCCTTGTCCAGGCTGTCCTTGTCCAGGTTGTCCTTGTCCAGGTTGTCCTTGTCCAGGCTGTCCTTGTCCAGGCTGTCCTTGTCCAGGCTGTCCCTGTCCAGGTTGTCCCTGTCCAGGTTTTCCTGGTTTTTTTGGTTTTGCATTTTCTTCTTTTTCAAGAACTACATAAATTTGTTCAGCACTCATATCACGATATTTTTCATCCAATAAAATATTAGATGGTACTCTCAATATATCAGGCTTACTGGTTGCATTATCTGGTGTTTCTTTACTCATATCAGATATTTGAAGATTAATAGCATAATCAGCAGCTTGATTCCACAAATCATGATTTCTATCCCCTTGTCTTATAAAGTGAAGATTCGCATTGTGCATAACTTCGTGTATCAACACAAATGCTACTTCTTCAGTATTTTTTAATACATTATTAACAAAATTCGTATTATATAAAATATTTTTACCATCAGTTGCCATAGTGTCTATTCCACTTCCAGGTGCAGCTTCCGCAATATTCAATTGAAAAAACAAATCTGCAAAGAAATTATAGTAAGCCATCACAGATGTTAATGCTGCTCTGACTTTACCTTTAGCTAATTTATTTAATTTTGGATCAGTAAAATCTTCATTTATACTCAAAAAATTAAATGCATTGAATTTTTTTATCATTTTAAAATTTTATTTTTTTAATTATTCTCCTGCCATAGTTTTTTGTAGTACTACATGCCATCTTTTAGCAAAATCTAACCACACGTCTTGATATTCAGTTTTAATATATGGATGAGCTTTTACAAAATAAGATGCTATTGCAACAATTGCTTCATTTTCTTTTCCTCTTGTAGCAAATTCATATACATTTTTAACTTCTTCTTTTGAAATATGTTTACCTTGTTTAAATGTGGCAATTGCAATAGAGCAAGCTCTAATTTGATCTTGTCTAGTTGGCCATTTAACATTTTTAGATCTTTCATTACCATCATATATATCTTGAATATCTTTTTCACTGAAGAATTCCTGTAATTTCATATAATTAACAAAATCCATAGCTGCTTCTAATCCTACATATTTAGTATAAATATTTTGAATTTCTGGATATGATAATTTATTAGCCCAATCTTCACTTCTTTCATTAAATTCATCTTGTGATGCCATTTCCCATGTTCTTGGAGATGCCCAACCTGGACTTTTAGATTCCTTATCCAATCTATGAAAGTAATTAGGATGATATTGTAAATATGAAATAAGAAACGGATTTATATCTTTTCTTGATAATGCATATTTAACCCAATCATCAACAGATGGAGAATAATTAACATGAGCAAAACGATTCCATAAAATTGGATCATCAGTCAAATCAGTAGTATCGATATCATCTTTTCTATTACCTGCTGCAATAATAATCCACCTTGGAGGTAAATCATAATCACCATGACTACCACTCAATGCCAATGCCAATGATGCACTAAGAACCATTTGTGGTGCTCTATTCATTTCATCAAAAAACATTATACCACCTTTTCCATTTCCATCACTTGTAGGAAATATAGCAGGTAATTTAGATACTGTTTTATCATTTTCTATTTTAGGAACACCTCTAAAGTCAGTAGGCTCAATTTGTGATAAATGCCATTCTTGAACAACAATATCTAAATCTTTAGCAACTTGATGTAAAATCTCAGTTTTACCAATTCCAGGAGCACCCCAAATAAACAATGCATGAGTTTTTTTTCTAGCAAATTCTGATCCTTTATCATAATTCTCTTGCTCATGTTTTCCTGCTCTATGTAAATTCATATTATAAACTCTTTTAACCCTTTCTCTAAGCTTCTCTACATTAACATTTCTCATCACTTCTTCATCACCACTTGGATAATTCAAAGTTACCATTGCTTCATCTACACTATTTCCTTTTTCAATTTTTTCACCTTTATCATTGAATCTTGAACGTATTTCAGATTCAATTTCTTCTGCTGTTGGAGATTTATCACCTTTTAAATTATTAAGATAATTGTCAGGAATAATTATTTCAACAACATCTCTAGTTTTTCCATCCTCATCTACATAGGTTGGAATTTCACCTTTATCTTTTAAATATTTTGAATAATACAACCATGCATTTTTACCAAATTTGGATTTGAAATAACTATTTAACTTGTTCCACGCATTTGTTAATATATTCTCATTTAATTTATATTCTTCAGAATAACTATCGTATTTCTTTATCATTTTATTATATTTTTATTTTTTTATAACATATCGTTTTCACGAGCATCTCCTCTTTTTGATTTACCTTCTGGATTTTTCTTTCTTTCTTCCTCACGTTCTTTTTCATCTAATTTTTTAAGAAAATTTACAAATGCAACTGCACTAGCGTATCCAACAAAATCTTCATATATATCTTTTACTTCTTCATATGATAATCTATTTTTCCAATCAAATCCTCTTTCAAAATAATCTTCTTCTGATGCCATTTCCCAAGTTCTTGGTGATGTCCAATTAGGAGCTTGATCAACAGTTTTTAATCTGTGATAATATTCTGGATTTTCTTTAATAAATTGTATAAGTTTAGGATTAATTGATTTTATGTTTTTTGCATATCCAATCCAATCTGAAGGTTTTGGAGAAAAATTGATATGTTGAAATCTATTCCATAAAATTTTATCTTCTGTTAAATCACCTGAACTCAAATCAGAACCTCTATTACCTGCTGCAATAACTATCCAATGTGGAGGTAATTCATAACTACCATGTTTACCACTTAATGCTAATGACAATGAAGCATCAAGAACCATTTGTGGTGCTCTATTCATTTCGTCAAAAAACATAATACCACCTTTTCCATTTTTTCCATCACTTGTAGGAAATATTGTTGGTAACTTCCAAACTGTTCTTTCATCTTTTGGATCATCAGTTCCCATTACATTTTCAATTCTAGGAATACCTCTAAAGTCAGTTGGTTCAATTTGTGATAGATGCCATTCAATTACCGCAATTTCTAGTTCTCTCGCAACTTGATGCAAAATTTCAGTTTTACCAATTCCAGGAGCACCCCAAATAAATATTGCATTAGTCTTTCTTCTTACATATTCTGTTCCTTTATCACCTTCTGCTTGATGTCTTCCTGCCCTAAGTGAATTCATATTATAAAGTTTAATTACTTCATGTTTTAATTCAGCAACATCTTCATTACGTACAGTTGGATCTGGATGATCTAATCCAACAAAATCTTCATTATCATCAAGAACTCCTTCATTTAAATATAAATTTTTTAAGCTTTCTTTGACTTTTTCCAATTCTTCAATTTCATCATTAACTACTTTTTCCTCTTCATCATTATTTCCAGGAGTTTCATCAGATCCTTTAAGTCCAGGAATTTCTTCTGTTTTCTCATCTTCTACTGTTTCTAATTCTGTTTCTACTCCTGACTCTTCAATTTCTTTATCAGAAGGTAAATCTGATGTACTCGCATACGCTGTTGGACATATAAATTCTATGCCTCTTGGTAATTTTCCCTTTTTCTGTAAATACAAAGCATAATATACCCAAGCATGTTTCCCAAAATGTTGTTTGAAGAATCCAACAACCTTGTTTAAAATATCAGAAAATACATTTTCATTTATTTTTACACTTTCATTTTCTCTATATTCTTTAGAAAAATGATCATAATTTTTTAATGTTTTCATTCTACGAAATTATTTTTGTTTTTATATATAAAATTTTAGATTTCCTTTTTTAATAATAAATTATTTATAATGTTTTCCCTCAGATGAATATTTTGCTTGTCTCCATCTAATGTCATTCATTGTACCCCAAGCTGTTTTATAAGAACCACCATATATTTGAGGACGATTACCTGATGCTATTTTATCTGATTTTTCCTTTGCATTCATTAAATGCCACAATTTTTCTCTTTCTGGTACATTTTCTGAACCTGAATAATTATCAATAGAAATTAAATCTTCCATATCAAAATCTACATCAGAATTATAATAATCATCGTTATCTTCACTGTACTCAGTATTTACTATTTCACCATTCATTCTAACTACTTCTATTCTCCAACCATTATTAAAAATTTTAATTTTTAATTCACTCTCTATTTTTTTAATTATAGATTTAAACAATTCCACATTAGGATATGTCCAAAAAGAAATTATTTTACTTTTTGTCCATAATCTTCCAGGATAACTTGGATTATCTATTTCAGAACCTGCATTAAAATGAGAATCTTTAAACTCACCAAAATACACATTTAATACATTTGTGTGTTTATCATTTACATCGCAATAAAAAGGTTTAGAATCTAAATCATCCATATCACATAGCTTATCACCATTTTCATCACGTATATAACTTGGATTTTCTTTCAATAATTTAAAATTTGAAAATTTTTTAATCATAATTGTTTTTTATTTTATACTTTAACTGGTTTGTTATATTTAACTGTTCTTGGATCAAAACTTGTATAAACACCACATGGATAATATTCTTGAACAAAAAATGTTAATGCCTGTAAAACTGCATACTTACTTTTTACGTACGTATATATAACAGGAGCTACACCTTTTTCACCATGTTTTGAATCAACTGGATTTGAATAAATAAAAGTAACATTGGTATATTTCCACATGATAAATATTTTGTTTTTCCTATATATAATTTTATAAAATATTTTTTTATATGGAATATTATTATTATCTTTGATAAATAAAAAACAAATTATATGATTAAAAAAATTGGAAAATTTAATACTGAAAGTGATATATTAAGAATTACTGATCCATGCTATGATAAAACTGTTTGGTGTAGTGGAATTCTACAAAATTGTAATATAGGAAAATGGACATCATTTATAAAATATAGTGATGAAAAAAAATTTGGTAATAGAGTATCTGAAAATATTGCAATATTTGGAGATGAATCAATTGAAAATGTTTTAGATATAATAAATAACAATAGCTGGAAAGATTCAGGTATTGATGTTGGAGTTGATTCAGGTCAATGCGGAATTTTTGATGATTCTAAATATCCAAAAACTAAGGATGAAATTGGTGAATGGGGTGATAAATCATCTTTTTATGGTAATTGTTGTGATATTACTGATACTAATGAATTAGGAGGTAATTTAGTTTTTGGAGTAGTTTCAAGAACAGGATTTGGAGATGGTTCATATGTATGCTTATACTCTACTAAAGATGATAAAATAAATGCAGTAAGAATAATATTTATTCAAGAAGATGAAGAAGAAGATGATGATTTCATTGAAGAAGATATTATAGAAGATTATATTCCTGAAGGATTTAACCCCGATGATATTACATTTTTAAAAATTTAACATCTTTGTAACACGGATTTCCTTATAAAAAATGTTTTACAATAAGTTTTTTTAATATATAATGTCTCAATATATTTTAAACTATTTAAACAGTTTTTAATACAAAAAAATAAAAATAACTCATGATAGAACATTTAACATTAGAAACATTCAAGGAAAAAATTATGGATTTTGAAACTCAAAAATTCAAAAATGATAAACCTATTGCGTTGAAATTCAGTGCCTTATGGTGCGGTCCATGTAAGTCTTATACTCCAATATTTGAAAATGTTTCAAATGAAATTAAAGATATGACATTTTATTCAGTAGACGTAGAAGATGAAATTGAAATTTCAGAAATATTTTCAATAAAGAGTATACCAACTACTATTATCATAAATACTAAAGGAGAAAAAGTAACTTTTACTGGAATGACTCAAAAAAATAAATTAATTGAACAAATAAATAGCAATTTGTAATATTTATTATAATAATTAAAAAAAAGTTAAAAGATTGTTTTATACAATCTTTTTTTTTGTATCTTTACACTCTAATTAATACATAAACATATGAACAATATTATTTCATGTAAAAAAGATGTTGATTATAAAATTGATATCTTTACTATTAAAGAAGCTAGTGATTTTTATAGTAAATTTATTAACAAAAATGACTATCATAATTATGAATTTGGATATGAAAGGTATAATTTAAAGAAAAAAATACAATATTTCGATTATATTGATATGCAATCTTATGGAGGATCAAAGAAATATAATGATACATGTAGATTAATAATAGCTCATAGTGATACTGATATATTAGGAATATGTAAATTTGCACATTGGGATTCTAGTAATTCATATTCAATTAGTTACTTATCTACAAATAAAGATTTTTTTGAAATAGGAGTTTCAAAAAAATTACTTGAAAAAATGTTTGATTATTTTTCGAAAACCTATTCAAATGATGTTTTAGCATTTTCTGGCTATTCCGTAGAAGGATGGAAATATTTAAGAAAATCTATTTTAGATTTTTCTAATAAATATAAAGTCGCAATAAAAGAAAAAAGCATACAATATCCAGGAATAAGTGGTAGATTTACCGAAGAAGAATATGAATTAATGGACAAAAGCAAAGAGGAAATTAAAAATAAATATGGATATAAAGACTCTTATGATTATTAAGAATATATATATTTATAGTATATATCATGATCTTGCATCTTTTTAAATCATTTATTGAAAAATAAGTGATTTTTTTTGTTTATATCAAAAATTATTATTATCTTTGATAAAATTATTTATAATATACAAATGAAAATAAAAGATTTTATATCAAGAAGCATTCAAAATTATCCAACATTATACAAAAGTGATAATTATTTTAATTCAAAACTTAAAGTGTTGAGTCATATTTTTTTCTCAATTGGTAATGGTTATGAAGTAGCAGAAACTAATACACCAGAAGAAGGTGGCTATGTAGTAGAGCCAAAATATAAGAGAAATAAAGAAACTGATGACTGGGATAGAATTAAAGATAAACCATATGGTAAAGATAAATACAAAGAATTACCAAAAGACTATTTTGAATCAGTCATGTATTATGTTAGTGGAATTGAAACTCCTATTGAGGTAATTCATAATAATCATGATTATGTATATTATAGATTTGATAAAAAAATAAAAGAATGTGATTTTTTTTATAAGCCAAGTTTAGTTGAAGTTATTAACGATCGTTCATTTAGCCCATATCCATTTAGTAAAGGGTTTTCACTTATTTGTGATATGTATTATAATAATGAATTTATGCAACTAGATTGGACAGAAGAATCAATTATATTATGTAAAGAAACATTGAAATACTTTTTTAATGAAGAATTATATAAAGACAATACATATTATCCAACTGATAATAATATTAAATCAGATTTGAATCATTTTCTTGAATATGATAAAAAAGGTCCAAAAGCTATAAAAGATTTACGTAAAACTTGGGGATATAAAGATTCTGAAATATGTCCTGACATAGAGGAAATTACTAATAGAAAATGGGAATCATGGACTGAATTTCATAATAGACAAATAGATTTTTTAAATAATTTTTTAAAAAAATTTGATAAAGGATTCTCTGAAGAAGATTTTAAAAATGATTATATTAATAAAAATAAAAAGAAAGAAACTTATACAAAATATCAAAAAGCATCAAAACAATTATTTCAAAAAGTATTTGGTGATGAGATTTATGAAAAATTTGAAAATACTCAGTTAAAAGAAATTGATTGGAAAGGTGTTGAAATAAAGTCGAACGAAATTCTATCAATTATACCAAGTATAAAAGATAGATTTAAAAAAGATTTTTTTAATGATAGAAATTACTCTATGCTGGATTTATATATCACTTCTATTTTAAATTATGGTTATCAATCTAAAATTAATTCTATTAACAATGATGAATCTATAGATTATAACGATTATCAGAATGCTGCAAAAGAATTATTAGAAATTCTATTTTGTGAATATAATTATGAACAAATTCAAGATTCACCAATGAATGAAGTTATTTGGAATGGTGTTGATATAACAACAAATGATATACTTAAATGTGTACCAAACATCAAAGATAGATTTGAACAATCTTCATTAGATTATTTTAAAGATAGAGATGAATCTATGCTTGATTTATATATTATGTCAGTTTTTCATTATGGTTATCAAGATAAATGCGAAAAAATATAATAAATTATGAAAGAAGATATAGAATTTACAAAATGGTGCTTTACAAATCATAAATATATTTATGATTTGAGAGAAGATGCATGGTTTCATATTAAATCATTTAAAACTTATACATGGGAAGAGATTCATGAACATTATGTTAAATTAACTAAATTAAAAAATGAGCAAAAACATTTATAATAAGAGTAAATTTGGTTTTTTATCTGAAGATAATAAATCATCAGAATTAATTGAATGCGATCGTTATTATTATCGACATGAAATTCGATTTTGTAGGAAATTTCCATTTTTAAAAAAAGAATTTATAGAATATAAATTTGTAGATGAACATTGGATTGAGCAATAAAAAATATTCAATAAATGAAAAATCATAAAATAATAGGTATTGATGGAAAAGAATATTATGTACATAGAAATATTGGAGTAGCTGGCTTTATATTTAGATATTATAAAGGAAATTTGCAGGTGTTAGCTAATCAGAGAGGTTCTGGTACATCAAATCATAAATACTTATGGAATTGCCCTTGTGGTCATTTAGATTATGGTGAAACACTTAAAATGGCATGTTCAAGAGAAACAAAAGAAGAATGTAAATTTGTAATTGATTATAATAAATTAGTATGTTTTGATATTAATGATTCGCCATCAGCATATTTACAAAATGTGACTCATAGATTTTACTCACTATTAGGTAAAAAAGATGATACTAATAATATTGGCATAGGAAATGAAGGGGAATTAAATGAAGTTAATAATGTAAAATGGATTAATATATTTGATATTGATAACTATCATTGGGCATTTGAACATGATGATGTAATAAAAAATCTTTGCAGAAAAAAATTCAAATTAGGTGAATTATATCAATCCTGTTATAAAATTTTTTATAGTTTTTTCAGAGTAAATATATAAAATTAATATAATTAAAAATTAATAATTTAAAAAAATATATAGTGTAAAAAACTGTATATGAGAAAGGAAAAAATGATAAACTGGATAATTGACACAAATTTGTGGGATGAATATGAAGAACGTTTAATTGATTCCATAAAAAAATCAGGAGCGAATGTATGTTTTTATGATGAGATAAAAAATTCATCATTTAAAAAATTTATTACTAGCGAATTTTCATCTAATAATAATATTAATATATTTCATGGCTCACTTGGACATGGCAGACAATTAACACATCTACCAATTTATCCAGGAGTTTTTTTGACTATTGATAATTATGAATGTTATAATTATTATGGATATTTTGGTGATTATCTTCTTAATGAAGATTATCTGATGATGGGTCTAAATGATGTATTAAGAAATAAAGATAAAATCTTTAGTACTTTTATTAATACCCATGTGTTTATAAGGCCTTCTAATGGATTTAAATCATTTCCAGGACAAATGTTATCATTCAATAATTTTGAATCTGAATTTAGCTTATTAACAAAATCATATTGCGGATTAGATATGAACACTTTAGTATTAATATCTGATAGACAACAATTGAAAGAAGAATATCGTTTTATTGTGGTAGATGGAATAGTAGTATCTGGCTCACAATATTTTGATGAAGAAAATATTGGAACATTTGATCCTTATTATGATAGAATTTGTCAAGATCAAAAAGCTACAGATTTTGCAATTAAAATGTCAAAAATATATCAACCTGATTTAGCATATACTATTGATGTATGTAAAACAATTGATGATGAGTATAAATTACTTGAACTAAATTCATTTAATTGCGCGTCAATGTATGGAAATGATTATGATAAGGTAGTAAAAGCTGTCAATGAATTATCAACAAATGAGCACAATAAATTATTTAAAATATGAAATATAAACAATGTGTAGTGTATGTATATGATGATTGCTGTAAAGCAGATGGCCCTGATTGTAATTTTGATAACTGTGAACTTAGAATAAATAGGGAAAAAGGTATAATTTATAATACAATTAAACGTCGCACAGAATTTAAAAATTTATCAAAAAAAGAAAGAGATGAATGGTGTAGTCATTGTGGTTGTGAAGGTGGTTGTGATTTATGTAAGAATATAAATGATTAAAATATGAAAATAGGAGATGAATTATTATGTAAATGTAAATCCATTTATAAAATCACATCTGCTGGAGTATTCAAAAAAAATACAAGATACAAGATACAAGATATAATATACAATAAAGTAATTTACAATAATTCATATACTACAAGTATATCATATATAATTAATGAGCATTATTATTCAGAATATTTTGTAAATGCTCATTTTTATTCAGAACAAGATATTAGAAAATTAAAATTAGAAAAAATAAATGAATATAGAATTAGAAAAAATTCTGAATGAAATTTCAGAATTAAATCACCTTGATGGTAAAAAATTTCTTGAAAGATTTCTTAAATATAACGAAGAATATGGTGAGTTTTCCGCAGAAGTTTGTAAACTTATTGGAATAACACAAAAACCATACGATGAGGATCATTTGATTGAAGAAATGGCTGATGCCATTCAAAATCAATTCTCAGTATATTTAAATGTTTGTGAAATAGGCAAATTTTCAATTGAAGAAGTTTTCAAAAAAATAATAGTAAAAAATCAAAAGTGGAGAGAATGTTATCCTAAATATACAAATAAACAAACAAAAATTCATTCCTTAATTTTATTGAAAATTAGAGAATCTAATGTTGTATATGTTGATGGCTATACAGTAAAAGATAATGTAAAAAATCCTCAAATATCAAATTATACAATATTATCTGATGATAAGTATAATATAGTACTTTTAGACCCTATTACAAAAACATTAAAACTTGAAACTATATGATAGAAAATAACTATCATTCTGCAGAAGCAATCTGTATTACTTGTGGAACTACAAAGGAAAACAAAAACAATGGACATTGTATAAATGGACATGATAATTGGCTTGAAGAAATAGATGATGTTCATATGTTTTATGACGCTACAATTAAGTTAGGCGTTTCATTACAAGTTATCATGAATTCATTTGATACTAATACTGATGTTGTAATACCAAATAATCATGTCAAATAAAATAACGAAAGAAAAAAATAAAGAAATTCGTAGTAAAATAGCATTAGAAAAGGAAATTAAAGAAAATCCCGAATGGTGTTATTGCGAAGAATTATCTGAATTAGAACCTGACGTAGATTTTGAAAATGATGAAATAATAGGTTATACTGATCCTGTTGATGGATTTCCATATCATAACTCAACTGGATATACTTTACCTATTTATATTTGTAAAAGATGTGGTAAAAAAATTTCACAAAGTATAGTATATTAGTTATGAAAAGAATGAATCGCAAAAAAATAATTATTGAACTTGAATGGTTAAGAAGTGCAATGTCTCATGTAATGTTAGACGCTAAAGTTGCTGGTATTGGATGGAAAGTTAAATCATATGGTGCATATCATGATAATGCAGATAAACTAATTGTAGAATTAGGTGGTGAAAGTACCAAAGATATTCAAGATGAAATTTTAGAAGGTTGGAAAGAAATAGATAACTCTAAATTAGAAGACATAAAAAAATATGTTTCTGATGAAGTAGGATATACAATAATTGATTCTGAAAATAAACAATATGGCGCTAGTGATGATGAGATTATAGAGATGATATTTAAAAAATTTATATTAAAAGAATGAACTATACAGCAGAAGAAATTTGTAATGAATTACATTTAGACATAAATGAGATATTGAACATATTTCCATACGGATCACAAATATATGGGACTGCAGATGAGTATTCTGATTTTGATTATATCATAGTTTATAAGAGATCAATATTACCAAGTGGATCATTTAAAGATAATGCAATATCATCATCTGATAGAGAAATTCAAGGAACTTGTTATTCAAGAGGAGGATTTATAGATGCAATAAATAATTATCAAATGTCAGTATTAGAATGTTTATTTTTACCTGAAGATATGATAGTTAAAAAAACTTTTGATTTTAAAATTTCCAAATTTGATAAAAAAGAATTTTCTAAAAAAGTTATAACATTAGCATCATCAAGTTGGCATAATGCTATACTGTCATATAAAGATGATAATTTTGAATATGCATCTAAAAATATTTATCATGCATTGAGAATATTAAATTTTGGTATTCAAATTAAAGAAACTGGAAAAATATATGATTTTGGCTCAATGAATATAATTAAATCAAAAATATATGATGATGAAAACATTTGCAAGCCAAAGGATTGGTATGATATGTTTATTGAATTGAGTAACAAATTAAAAAATAATTAAATATGAAATTATTAAATAAAATTTTTGGCAAAAAAAAGGAGCCAATTATTCTAAAAGGATATTATACTGGCACTATTCAATTAAATGAAAATGAATCAAATTCTAGTAATGATTATGATTATGTAGTTCATGTATCAGAATTAGAAAGGTATAAAGATAATTTATCAAAAATAAAACTAGAAAATGTAGAAATTAAATCTGGAATGAATATAAACCAATTTAATTGGATAAAAACTTGTGTAAGAGAACAATTTGTATCAATTTATGAAACAAATAAAATACAATGGTTAGAAAATATTTCTACCTTAAATGATGAAAGAGCTGAAAAGCTTAAACAAATTAAAAAATCAAAATAAAATGTTTAATAAAAAACAACCAATAAAAGGACCAAGAGGTTTTTATCTTGAAACTATTTCGACAAAACAAGGATATGATAAATATACAGTTTTTTTACATGTTATAGAAGTAGAAAGGTATGAAAATAATTATTCCAGAGTAATATTAGAAAAGGTAGAAATTGAGAAAGGGGATGATCCTGATAAATATGATTGGATGAAGACATGTGCAAAAAATAAATTTGTATCAATAGTCAAAACTGATAAAGTAGAATGGTTGATGCCTACATTAAAAAATGATAGAAGAGATAAAATTTTAGAGATAAATAAAAAATAATCATGAGTAAAAAACCAAAATTACCTCAAGGATATTACATTCATAAAACAAATCTTAGTAAAAGTATAGGTAGTTCAGAGTCATATGAATATAAAGTGATGGTTTATGTTGAAGAAGTAGATAAATATAATGGAGGAATATCTAAAATAAATTTAGTGAGTTTAGAAATCATTTCAGGTTTTGATCCATCACAATTTGATTATGTTAAAAGAGCGACCAAATCAAAATTTATATCAATTAAAAATACCTCTGATATTGAATGGCTGGTAAGTGAAAATGATATAAAACAAGAAAGAAAAGAAAAACTTGATAAAATAAATAAAAAGAATTTTATACAAAGATTATTTTCAAAATGAAAAATAACTATTTTATTGTTATTTTGTTTTCTATCGTATCAGTTATGATTATTATATCATCTTGTGTATATTCATTAAATATAACATTAAGCTCAACTGTATTTGTTTCGTCAATTATAAACGTTGTTTTATTCTATATTTTATATTATACATCACATTTAATTTATAATATTTATGAAAAAATTTGATATTAAAGAATTAGCAAAAGATTTAGTTAATGATTCAGTATTTAAAAATACTAATGTTGATAATATAATTTGTGTTGTAGAAGGATTGAGTTTTTGCCAAGATTTAGATATGATAGAATTGAGAAAGTATATAAACATTGCTCAAAGAAGTAAAAAATTAATTAAAATTAATGGAAAAACTCATTGATATAAAAGGATTAGCAAAAAAAATTGCTAGAGAAACATTTATTTTTAAAAAATTAAATGTTTGTCAAGAATATTATGATATAGGAATATTTAATAATTTTAGTTATGATGATGTTATTGAATTAGGAAAACAATTAAATAAAGAAACAAGAAAATATAAATTAAAAAAAATAAATAATGAAAAAGAATTATAAATTTTTCCTTAAAGGTGAATTCAGCAATTGGTTTCCTTCTATTTTTACAGTAGATGATGTGACATATAATTGCGGAGAACAGTATATGATGCATCAGAAAGCTATTTGGTTTAATGATATTGAAACAGCTAGAAAAATAATGAACTCTAGTTCTCCTTCTGACCAAAAAAAGCTTGGTCGTAAAGTTAAAAACTACATTGATGATGTTTGGAATAATGTTAGATATGATGTAGTAAAAAAAGGATTACGAGAAAAATTTTCACAAAATCCTAATTTTAAAAATCTAATGTATAAATATAAAGATTATATTTTAGTTGAAGCAAATCCAAAAGATAGAATATGGGGTATTGGGTTTTCTGATTATGATGCATTAAGTAACATTGATGATTGGGGACAAAATCTATTAGGTAAAATGCTGAATGAAATAAGCAAAGAATTTTTTGATGATGAGAAAAGATAAAATATTGTATTTGTTGAATGAATATAACGTTAAATATTCTACTGATTCTTATAGAGTTGATATTAAATATGAATATGGAGATTTCGTGTTTTATCTTAATAACTCTATGACAGGAGAAACGTGTTATGAAAAATTAACTCCTGTATATGATATTAAAACTACAAGGAAATTGAAATTAGAAGAAATATGCAAATAGGTGATTATTTAATATGTAAAGATGATTATTATCTGGATAATGTATCAAAAAAATCTGGTGTTAAGATTGTTAATAATTTTTTTAGAAAACCATTTTTTATAAAAAACGAAAAATACAAAATAGATAATATCATTTTTGTGGATGTGAATATAAGTTCATATACTTCTGGTACCACAAATAATTGTAGTCCAGATATTCATATTACATATAATATTAAAAATGATTATTTTGATTCCGAATTTATTCCAAAATGGTTTTATGATATAAAAACAATTAGAAAAGAAAAAATCAATAAAATAGATAAATTATGCAAATCAAAATATGTGGTGGGTTGAATGATGTTGAATCACCATTAGATGAAATTTTGTATCAAACTATTATTCCAAGAATAGACGACATCATTTACTTTAAAAATAAAAGATATAAGGTGTATGAAATAATAATTGATTATGATTATAATGAAATAAGTGTTTATGTCAAAGATAGTATAAAATAATATCTACTAAATTTTTAGTATTTGATTTTTTTATGTATCTTTGTTTTTAAAATAATATAATGATTAATAAAACTAAACCATATATTTTATATTCTATAGATAATGTATCAGAATTAGAAAAAATTCAAATTGAGTTATTTTCTAAAGGATATAAATGGCTAGATGGTCCTAATGTAGATATTACATTTGTAAATATGTATTCACCACCTAAATTTCCAATATATATTTCAAATTTACCAAATAATTTGATTGGTGATATTAAAAGTGATTTAGATAAAAGAAAAAATTTCAATGAATATAATAATAACATTTTATTTTTTTCTGTTATTAAAGAAGATTTTGATTTAAATTTATTAAGAAAATATAAGTTATTAAAAATAAAATCATATGATTAATGTATCATATGAATTTATAATAGAATTAGATACTATTATAAAAATAAAAAGTGTTGATGATGTACTAGATTATATCTTTTGCTACATATCTAGATTTCTGTGTTTAAAAGATGCTACAAATATTGTTAATGATATATTAAAGAATATTGATATTGAAAAATATGATGATACTATTTTAATAGGAATTTTAACTTCTATGATTCATCATAAAAATATATTATATTACGAAACATTTTATGAAAAAATTATGATACTTTTAACTTCAAAATATGGAGAAGAAGAAACAACACAAATATTATGGGGATTAAAAAATTAATAAAAGGAATATTTAAATTAAAAAAAACTTCAAATAATACTGAAGTTGATGTTGAATTAGAAAATGAAGTCAAAGTTGATGTTGAAAATTCTGATGAATCAGAAGAAGAGAGTATTCTAGATGATTTTTCAATTTTACTTACAGGTGAAATATTAAAGAGTGAGGAACCTTATAAATCTCCTGAAAGTAATATTACTGAATCTGATAATTTAGCATATCAATATTATCTATTAGATTATAAAGATATGTACAGGTGGCATGATAAGTGTCCTGCATCTCAACTTTATATTATGGATCATTATTATGGACAGAAATTTAATTCATATCATGAACACGATGTAATAGATGATTATTATGAGAGAGCAATTAAAAATTTAAGAAAACAAAAATTAGATAAATTAGATGACAATTGATGAAATTGCTTATGGTATATTCATAGAAGAATTTAATACATTAAAATTGTATGAATATCTTACTCCTCCTTCTAAGTCTGAATTTATAGCTGGAAAAAATCATGAGACTTCTTTTTATAAAACAGCAAAAAATATTTTAAGAAAACAAAAATTAGAAAAACTTAATATTTTATGAAAATTGATTATACAATTGATATTGATGATATTAGTGATATTGACAATTCTGCTTATGAATTGTATATAGAAGAATGCTGTGACAAAGAACAAATTAAAAAATTTTACATAAGTTCATCTTTTATATCTATTGAATTTTTTATATATTATAAAGGTAGTTTTAGTGAATATTATGATAAAGCAAAAAATCATTTAAGAAAAAATAAATTAGAAAAACTTAACATTTTATGACAATAAATAATAGTGAGATTGATAATTTAGCATATGAAATATATGAAAAAGAATATTATGAAAAGTATGAAAAAGGCGCATCAGTTTTCACTAAAAATTTTTTTATATTTCACAAAGATTGTTTTCCTGAATATTACAATAATGTAGAAAAACATCTAAGAAAAAAGAAATTAGAAAACCTTAATATATTATGATAATTAATAATATTAGTGATATTGATAATTTAGCATATACAGAATATGAAAATTATCAATATGATACATATGGAGAGTATGTTTATATTTTAAATAAATCATATTTTATAAATAATAAAGAAACTTTTTATGAGTATTATTATAAGTTAGAAAAATATATAAGAAAACTAAAATTAGAAAAATTAATAAATGTTCAAAATTAAGAAAAAAATTGAAAATATAGATGACATTGCATATAAGTATTATATTTCTGATATTAAGCTTTCTTTTGGCAATGATACTGTGTATCTATGCTTTAATTCTTTCCTTATTGATAGTGTACTTGAAGAAAACTACGAAAAATATTACGAAAAATATTATATAAAAGCTATCTCAATTATTAGAAAAAGAAAAATTATAAAATTAAATGAAATTTACTAAAGATATAGGAAAATGGTCTGATTATTCTACTATATTAGATGATATAGTTTATCAATTATATTTAAATGAAATGGAAGATGATGAATCAAGAAAAAATCCTACAGATCAAAAAATTCTTATTAATATTCATTCTAAATATAAAATTGATAAAATAACTAGAGCATATAAGATAGCTTTAAATATACTAAGAAAAGAAAAAATTGAAGAAATAAACAATGCAAGAAGTTGGAAATAAATACACCGAAATAGAAAATACTGCATATGAATTATTTTTAAATAATGAAAAATATTTAAGTATAAAATTATTTGTTGTTTGTCATGATGTATTTGATATTTATAATGAATATTATAAAAAAGCTAACGATAGATTACGAAATAAAAAATTAAAAAAATTAAAAGATTATGAAAATAAATAGAGAACAATATGATGAAATATGTGAAGATGATGGTAATTTTTACATTGATGATTTTCCAATTAGTTCAAACCAAGATATTATGTTTGAATTATTTACAAATCTACCTTCTCATGAAAAATCATTAGCAATTGAATGGGGATTCAATGATACTGTCTTCAGAGATAATGTTTTTGTTATATTATGCAAATCTCAATTAGGAATGACATGTAAAGAATATTATAGCAGTAAAGAATTTAAAAATTATATGGATAATGGAGAATTAATAGAATTAGACTTTAATAAAATAAAATAAAATAAAATAAAATAAAATAATGGTAGGCTTAGATAATCAAGATGAAATAATTGAAAATGAAAAAAGGATATCTGATTTCATGAAAGTTGAAAATGTGTTTTCATATATTAATAGAGATGGTTTTTTAGGAATGTATATTGCAGAAGATAATGAAGGTTCAATAGATTATACTCATTCTGGTATAAATTGGTTAAATTATAAATCTTGGAAAAATATAATGCCTGTTGTTGAAAATATTGAAAGTGTATTTGAAACTGAAAAAAATAAAGAATCAGTTGATATAACATCAAGACACGTTATATATTCACATTATAATGACCACTATGAATGTGAATTTAGAATAATTGTAGGCTGCTTTTTAGAATCACCAGAAAAAATAAAAGTAGAATCAAAATTAGAAGCTGTTTATATGGTTGTGACTGAATTTATTAAGTGGTATTCAAAAGCATATAATACTATCGATTTGAATAATTAATATATTGTTACTCCAATTACAAAATATAATTTTTGCGATATAGTATTTAAATATAAAACTTCATAAACAGGTATCTTATAATTGTTTGTGATTTTTATTGATTTATTTACTTTCATTCCAATATTCATAAATCCAGTCTTATACCCAAACATACCCTGTTTCGGTGTCATTCCAGCAAATGTATTTATTGTATAATCATTTATATTAGTTGAGTATGCAACTTCTAAATAAGTAGAATAATAATTTGAATTATTAGAATTTTTATCATTACCATAAAAATAACTTTCTACTGTAAATGACAATGGAACTTTATCACTTATAGTGTAATTCAATATGACTTCTATTTGGTGAGTAGTTGAATTTGTATTATAATTTAAAATATTAATATTAGATGATGTTTCCTTACCATCACTACTTATTGGATTGTAATTATCACTCAATGATATCGATAATTTTTTTATTGTATATTTAACTGATAAATCTATTTCTTCATAATTATTACTAATACCATATGTAGAAAACGCGCTAATTTGAAATGATTTATTTATATTATAATTTATTGTTGGTTCTATGTGAGCACTATTTCCGCCAGAATTATTTCCTCTGTAAATATATCTACTTACAACATCAGTTGTTATGTTAATTTGTGAATATGAAATATTAACAATAAATATTGAAAATATTAAAATTGTAATTAGTTTTTGGAATCTCATTTTATTTTTATATATTTATTCTGAAATATTTTTTTATTTCAAATATTATTATTATCTTTGTATATAAATACTTATTAAAACAAATACTATATGAGAAAAGTTGATTGGAATAAATTTATATTCATTTCTAAAGGTGAATGGTTTACAAAAGGAACTGAAGTTAAGTGTGTTGAAACTTATTGCGAAATTAAAATTAACGACACGGTTATGAACACAGTAGGATTATTTAAGGGTGATTCTATTGTTGATGGAGAATCAGATGCTTGTCCTTTTTATGAGTTTGATATCTATTATAATGGAGTTATTGTAAATGAACTTAGTTATCTTGAACTTTTTGATATTATGAAAAGTGTAGATTAATATAAATCTTTAAAAAAATAAAAATGCTAATATTTTATATTCTATTGTTCATTTCAATCTTGTTGTTTTGTATTCCATTCTTCATTGAAGATACTTGGTATTTGACTTTATTTAGTATAATATTATTGATATTTAATTTGACAATTGGATTAGGTGCTATTAGATCTAGTAGCAATCCTGAAGTTAAAAAATATAACGAATTACTTGAGTTGTATAATTACACAACATCTCATGATTCTATTCCATTTAAAATGAAAACAGATTTATATGATGACTGTTCAGAATTTAATAGAATATTATCTGATTATGATGAATATCATAATAGTAATTGGGTAGGAGTGTATTATCCTGAAATTGGAAATAAAAGAAACAAAATGAAAACTTTTGATATAAGTAAAATAAAATAAGATGATAGAATTAGAAAAATATGAAAGTTCTCTAAGAGAGTGCTTATTAAATGAAACAGGATTACCTTTTAATCAATGGATTCATGAAACCCGTTCTGAATTAGCTCAAGACTCAATTGATAAAGTTAATAGATTTAATAATGAAATTGAATTACACAAAAACGAATTAGTTATTGACTTATCTAAAGTTGTTAGACTTGTTGATGTTGTTGATGGAGTAGAAGATTATTATTGGGTATATGATGAGTGGGTAGGCATGATGAATAGTAAAATATATGAAGCATCATGTGTAGGTCATCACACGTATTTAAAAGGATTTTTACCTGATGATAAATATAATGAATTAGTTAGAGTTTGGAATTTAAACCAGTCAGAAAAAGCAGTTTAATATTTTTTATAATCAATTTAAATAACTATTTGTATGGATAAATATATTGCATTAGAAATTCCAGAAAAAGATAATAGTGGACACCGTATTGCTTGGTGGGTACCTGATATGTGCTTAAAAGTAATTGAAATATTAGAAACAGAAAATCCAGATTATGAATTTTTTCAAATTGTAACTACAGGTAATATTTCATGCAGTAGCAAATTTGCATTGATGAAAATTAAAGATGAAAAAAAAATTAAAAATAAAGAAGTTCAGTTAATTGAAACTGTAAAAAAATAAATAAATATGATAGACTTATTATGCCTAATAAAAAAGGCAATGCTCGCAAGAAATACATTTGAATTAGGTGTATTAAGATTGATGAAAACTGAAATAGTTAATTTTGAAAATTCAGTAAATGCTACTAAACTAACAGATTCAGATGAAACAAAAATTATCATAAAAATGATAAAACAACGTAAAGATTCAGTTGAAAAATATAATGAAGCAAATCGTAATGATTTAGCTATTAAAGAGCAAGAAGAAATTAATTTTTTGAGTAAATTTTTACCAAAAGAATCATCAAAAGAAGATATTTTAGCATATGTAATTGAAGTTATTTCTAAGGGAGGTGGCAATATGGGCTCTTATATAAAAGAAGTCAAATTGAAATATCCTACATCTGACGGTAAATTTGTATCAGAAGAAGTTAAGAAAAATATGATAAAAAATTTATAATATATAAGTCGAAAATAATGACTTATATAAAATGGATTTAGAAAAAAAAGGAATGATTTTAAATCAAAATGAAAAATTAGTAATCTTAATAAGAACCAATTTAGAAAGAAATTTTGGATATTGTACATTTTCTCAACCTGATGTTTCATTACATGATACAATATGTCCTTGTAAAAATTTTAGATTATATGATAAGTGCTATTGTAATCTTTATGTAAAAAAATAGAAAGTAATTTAATTACTTTCTTTTTTTGTGTATAATTAAATAAATAGCGTTATCTTTGTATTTATAATAATTATAAATTTATATGATATGGAAGCAATTTATAATACAAGCGATTATATTGAAATGATATTTATGTTTGTGATGATGGTATTATTACTTATTGTTATTAAATATATACATGGAGACTATTCAGCAGAATCAATTGAAGAAATTAGTAAAGATGAATTATCAATCACAAATGATAAAGGTGATGTAATAGGAAAAAAGTATATCAATACATATAAATACACATATAAAAATGGTAGTATTAAATATAAAACAAAAACTATTAATTTATGATAACATCTCTAACCAATCTAACTAAATTGGATAATATTGCATATGAATTATATACTGATAATTATATTTCTAAAACATATGATCCTTTATCATTATTTTCGTTTCATTATATTTATTATAAGAAATGTAGTTGGGGAGGAACATCTTATGACGATGTTAAAAAAATTTATGATAACGCAAAAATTACAATAAGAAAATTAAAATTAATTGAAATAGAAAATATTAAATTATGATAACATCAAATAAATTAGACGATATTGCATATAAATTATATATGAATAGAATTGATTTTGATTGCGTATATAATTCAATGAGTAAAAATGAATTTAAAAATATTCTTTATGATAAAAAATTTGACATTGATTATTATAACAGAGAAAGAACTGTTATAAAAAGTTTTTATTATAAAGCTAATATTATTTTAAGAAAAGAAAAACTTATAGAAATATCAAAAAATATAAAATGATATATCTTGATGATGTTATACATTATGTCAAACATAATAAAGTTCGTTTAGATATTGTATCTGATTATAAACATATTTATGATTATGATTTTCACATAGAAGAAAATACTGAAGTTTCAGTGTATTTACATTTAAATAAAAAACAATACGGCGGTGAAGTTTGTTATATTAAAATTATTAAAATTAAATTATCAGATATAATATCTCAAATAAGAAAAGAAAAACTCAAAAAAATAAAATCATGACAATCTTTAAAGGAATAAAAATAAAAATATCAGAAACCACAAGTTATCCAACTCCTTATGGATATGAGTATAACGCAAAGGGTTGTTATGTAAATAAAAAATTCTTAATTGTTGTTGGACATTTAGAACAAGACAACACAATAAGAATTAAATATCCAATGAAAGATATTATAAATATAGAAATTATATAGTAATCATGAAAACAAATAAGCAAAACACAGAAACCGTAAATGGTTTATCATTTAGACATGCTGCACAAATTGTCAGACGTAAAATGATGACTAAGACTTATACCGAAAAAAATGAATACAACAGGAAAGATAAATCTTGGAAAAATTTACTTTAATAAATTGTAAAAAAAGTTAAATAGCTGATTTATTTATATATAAATCAGCTATTTTTATTACCTTTGCACTTGATAATTAAACATTCAAATATTATGGAAGATAACAAAATTTACTGTCCTGTTTGTGGTTCTGAGTTAAAAGTTACTCATCGTGATAATTATGAAGATATTCAAGATCATGTATCATGTGATGGCGGAACTCCATCTCTAAAAGATGGTTATCAATGTGTAAATAAAAAATGTTTAGCATCTGAATATGGTTTGACTTGGATTCAAGATGGTGATTTATATACTAACAGAGATTTTTTTCCACCTGATGTTACTTATTCAATGGTTAATTCAAGAATAAAAGAATTGTGCGAAAATGGTAATACATTTGCAAAAAATTCATGGAATTACTATTACAAAAAAGGCTGTGATGCTGTAAAAAAGAGAACTATTATAATTAATATTTTTAAATATAAAATTGATATTATTCCAAAAAGATATGGATATAAATATCCAAATAATAAACGTGAAATGCCAAGATTAATTGGTTGGAAATTTGAATTTTGGAAGAAAACTGGAGATTATAGCTATAGTTGTATTGTTCCAATACACACAATGGTAAAGCACGATATCAGTACTTTTAAAAATGCAATAAAAAGATTAAAGAAAAGTGAAAACCCACTTAATATGAAATCTGATATTGATGAAGTTATAAATAAAATTAAAGGTAATAATCATTGGGGACAACCAGATGAAAGAAATTATGCTAAGATATCATCGTTTATTATAAACATTTTTTATAAGAAAGAAATTAATTTTATTTTAAATTTAAAATAAACTTCATTGTTATATTTTATATATAAATCTAAACAAATAAAATATACATGACAAAATTTGAAAAAAGATTAGACACGTCTTTAACTATATTGAACTCATATGTGTCATCAGGTAAAATATCAATAAATTCAACGAATGAGGTTATTGATGATTATGTAGTATTTTCAGTTAAACTTGCTGATAGACTTATTAATGAATTGACAATATTGAATCCATATAAAGAACCTGTGATAATTAATGATAAATTTGATTATTATGATTTAGGAAATATAGAAGTTGATAGAATAATGGAGCTACCTTATGTTAATTCAGTGGTTATAAATTTAAAAGAAGAAATATTAAAACCAAATCTTAACATCAAAGAAAAATTTAAAGAAGACTATTATAGTCATTTAAATGCTCTATTTTTGAATGTTCTTCTTAATAGATTGAATAGTTATCCAAATTATGAAAGTGCTGAAAATAGAGCATTAGACGCAAGAAAAGCTACTTCTGATATTATACAAGATATTAGAGCGAAAATACAAAATAACTAATTTAAATATTATTCTTAATGATAAAAAAATTTGATAAATTTAATGATAATTCATATTTAGATTATTTTACATATCTATATGAACTTGCTCCAAAAGAATTGAAAGATTTAATTGATGCAACAAAAGGAGTTAATCAAAGTGAATTGTGGCACAGTGAAGGTGACGCATACACTCATATCAGATTAGTTGTTAATCGCTTACATGATAAGTATCATGATATAAATTTAGATTTAGCAGGATTATATCATGATTTAGGAAAAGCTAGTACTACTGAGTGGAGTGAGGAAAAAAATTCGTGGATTTCACCTGGACATGAATATGTTTCTTGTGAAATGTTAGATGATCAATCAAATTTTGTTAAAGAAATGGGAGGAGATTATAAATTAATTTATTATATAGTTGAGAATCATATGAAAATTAAATATTTAGATAACTTTAGAATACAAAATAAAATTGATATTCTAAATCATAAATATTTTAATGACTTGATGAAATTTGACACAGCAGATTTTGGCGGAACAGACTTGAATTGTAAGTCTGTTCGAGATTTGTCTAATATCAGAATAGAAATAAAAGAATATGATGAAATTGAACTTGAGAATAAAGAAATTTCTAAAAAGTTCAATGGAAATATAATAATGAATAACTATCCAGAATTAAAAGGTAAAGAGTTAGGAAACAAAATGACAAAATTTAAAGAATATATTTCAAATAAATTTAATACTAATCTTAGAATTTTTATTTTAAAAAATCATTCTAGCGATATTATGAATGAATTTGATATATTTATGAAAAATTAAAATTGAATATTTAACTATAAAACAAACCAAATGATTGTATAATCATTTGGTTTTTTCATTTATTTTTCATATATTTGTATAAATATAAAATATAAATGGAGTCACATATAATTATACCAATAAGAGAAATTAAAGATAGAATGGCTCAAATAGAAAGTCAGATAGAGGTATTTAAACCCGATAGTGTATATTCATATGCATTATCTAAAATGCACTCATTATTGACAGAATTATTAGATACATCAAAAAAAATTGATTTATGAAACTTACAAAATATACAATTGAATATATGCCATTGTATTGTAATGGTAATGACTTTAATGCTCCTTTATCTTATAGATTAAAGCTTGTGATATCAGGTGATGAATTATTTTTAATAAAAGAATATTTTAAGTCTGGATTTAATGATAGTGAATGTTGGGATGATTGGTGGATTTGTAAAGGTTATCATTATATAAATTGGGTTTCTATTATAACTAGAAATTTTGATGAAAAGTATTTAAAAGAATTAGAAATTAAGATATTTGAAATGTTTTATGATGCATCAGAAAAAATGATAGCTGAAATAAATGAAGAACTGTTAAAATCTATTACTACAATGAATAAACAATTATCTAAGCAAAAAGAAATATCAAAGTTTGCTGATACATTCAATAGAAGAAGAAAATTAAAAAATATAAATAAAATAGATAAATATGAAAGTGATGCAAGTATCGTTTGATACATCAATAATAACAGTAATTATTGATGACAACGAAAGTTTAATAAATATATTAAAAGAAGAAGATGACTCATTCAAAGAAATTGGAAATAAAATTTGTTATGAGTATGAAACAGATTACAATGAAGAATGTGTAGTTAATGATGTAACAAATAAAAGAGGAATTATTCAATTTGAGAGTCATTAAATGCAAAAAGATAAATTAGTGAAGTGGTTCTATGAAAAACTATTTTCATGCTACCCAGTTAAGCATATTGACTATCCAAATAGTATATTTTGGATTTATGATGAAAAATTCATCAGAAAAAATAAAATATCTAAATTGAATAATCAGTCAATTAAATTTCCAAAAAATATAAAAGGAAGTATATTATTTGAAACAAAAAGTAATGTTAAATATTTATATTGTGATTATTCTAAAATTTGGTCATATGTTGGAGATAATTATATAAATAATAATATTTCATGTAGAGATTTATATAATGACTATACTATTATAGAATATGTCATAAAAGATATTTTAAATGATTACTCTAAAATTTCAACAAATAATAGTTATCCTACATATCTTAGTTTATTGAATAATAGTAAAAATAATTTTGACTCTTTTATTCCAAAGGCTCATATGATGTTTGATTCTATAATGGTATATTCTAAAAATAATTTAACAACATATATAGATTAATTATATTAAAAGATGAAAACTGTACTACAGATAATATTATTAGTATTAATCATATTATATATGATTTTTAGTTCTATAAACTTTTGTGACGGATATTCAAAAGAATCCATATCACAATTCAAATCAGAAAGAAATTCAAAATTAATATCAGCAACAATACTCATTATTATACTTTACTTTTGTGGTACATTTAGTAATATATTTTAATAAACTTTATAATAATATATCTATAAATGAAGGATGAAAAATTAATTTATAAAGAAACTGAAATATTAAATTATATTAGAAGTTATTGTAAAATAAAATATTATAGTACTACAAATTCAACGGATGAAAGAATACAGGTAGATTATAATCTCTATTATTCAATGTATTATGATATAGAAACTGAAGGATTAATAAGATTCTATTATGGATATAAAGTTGATTTTATTGATTTATCAATAGAATTTAAGAAATATCAAAGAAAAACAAAATTAGAAAATTTAAATAAAATATTATGAACAAAGAATTATTGACCAAATTTATAGAAAAAAAGACAGGACTTAATATTAAAGAAATATCAAGTGTAGTATTAAAAGATACAGATGATGAATATGGCTGTATAGGAGAGCATTATGTTGTTGATTGTACAACTCAAAGTGATAACTATTTCATAGGTAATGATAATGAAATTGAAACTGAAATATATAAAAAAAAATGCTTAATTAGAGTAGATGAATATGATAGATATTTAAGCTCAATTAATTCTATAATTTGGCTAATCTAAAATAATGGAACATTTAAAAGTTAGTGATAATTTAAAAATAGGTGATAAAATAATCATTTTAAATATAGAAGGAACAAGTTTAATTTATGGTCAATCTTGTACAATAATTGAGCCTTATCACAGAAGAATTGGATTAATAAGAATAAAAGAATTTCCTGATTTAACTTTATTTATAAGTAGGTTTTCTGATATCAAAGTAGTCAGAAAATATAAATTAGAAAAAATAAATAAATATGCCATCAAAAAGTAAATATTTGCCTGATTATTGGAGTAATGGTAATAATAAAGCGACTGAAGTATATGAAATAATAAAAAATTCTTCAAATGAAGAAATAGTAGAAGTTTTGAATATGTTTGATATTAAAGATATAGAGAAATTTTTAAGAAATAAAAAATTAAAAAAATTAAAATGAGAGAAATATCAAGAGTTTCTATGTCAGAATCAGAATTATATTCAACTATATCAAGAGCCATTAATTATGACATTGTTGGAGAAATACCAATTAGAATTGATAATCTTATTAAATATGCATCAAAAGAAGATATAAATGATTCTTTAGAAAAATTTGAAATTAAAGATATTGAGAAATTTTTAAGAACTAAGAAATTGAAAAATTTAAATAAATAATTATGTCATTTATGTCATTTGGAATTACAAATTCAATTAGAGATTCAATTAGAGATTATCTGAATGTTCATGAAGTCTCAGATAAAATTGGAGTACTTATTGAAAATTTATCAAAAGAAGAAATTAATAATTCTTTAGATAAATTTGATATTAAGGACATTGAAAAATATTTAAGAAACAAGAAGTTAAATAAATTATTAAATGACTAATTATAAAGGATATAAAGGTTATGGAAATTATGACTATACTATAGGAGTATGGAATTTAGAAGATAATGATTTATATAATATATCATATCAGCTATATTTATTTTCTGACGGAAATGAGAATTATGTGAATATATCTTATGATCAAAATATATTTATTAACATGATTGAAATTGGTGATCCTTATTGTAATAAATTTTTAAAAATCGCAAAATCATTAATAAGAAAAGAAAAATTAAATATTATAAATAACTTAATATGACAATTCAATTAGAATATGATATTGATAAAATTGCATATGGATTATATTTGATATATTGTAAAAAAAACCAAAATTGGGGTCCAACATTTATATTTGAGGATTATGTATATATCAAATCACAGATGAAAAATTATACTTCTGAATATGATAAAAAAATAATAGTCGATAACTATAATAAAGCTAATATAATTTTAAGAAAAATGAAATTAGAAAAATTAGAAAATGATAATAGATAAGACAAAAGGTAATTGGTGCAAAGAAGGTGAATCTGATTATATAGATGACATAGCTTTTCAATTATATCTAAATTATTATTATAAAGAATATGGAGATTTTAATGATGATTCTCCTCAGAATAATTTTAAAACAGTAAGATATACTCATAATAGCCCGTGGTATTCATTTTATATTAAATCATTTAAAAATTTAAGAATTGAAAAATTAAAAAAATTAGAAAATGTTAATAGATAAAACAATAGGATATTGGTGTCAAAACAATGAGTCTGATTGTGTAGATGATATTGCTTTTCAATTATATCTAAATTGTCATTTTGATATATATGGTTCAGTCTCTACTTCTGACCAAAATGACTTTATGTGTTTAAGATATTATCATTCTATTTACTATTTATCTGGTTTTTATGAAAAAGCATTTAAAATTTCAAAAAATTTAATAAGAAAAGAAAAATTGAAAAAGTTGAAATATGAAATCAGTGCATGAAATTGAATATTCAAATATTCACATAGATAAATCAATAGGAAGATGGTCTAAAGATATTCTTTATTCTGAACTTGAAGATGTGTTTTATCAGATATACGTTCATTGGTATTATAATGAATATATTATTGAAAATGATTCTGAAAATCCTTTATTGTCTCAAACATATTTCATGTCTTATATGAATACTATTAAAGAAACTAAGAATCACCATTCTTATGATGATTATTATAATAAAGCAACTCACATATTACGAAAAATAAAATTAGAAAAATTGAAAAATGAATAGTGATTTTAAAATAGGAGATAAGGTATTTTTATGTGATGCAAGAAATTGTTTTACTGCAGAGTTGAATAAACAATATACTATCATTAGCATAAAATATGATGATTATAACAAATATACAAAAATAGCATTTAATGAAAATATATCTGAATCAGAAGAATTGTGTTATTTGGATTCCAGAAGATTTAAAAAAGATATAAAATATGAAAGAAAAATAAAATTAAAAGAAATATTAAATAATGATTAATAAATTTAAATCAGGAGATAAAGTTATATGTATAGATAATACAAATGCTTTTGAATTAATACCTTATATAAAATCATACACAATATCTCATATAAAAACTATTTTTATTTTTTTAGTTGATGAAGAATCCAAATTTCCTTATGTTTATACTAGATTTGAATTCGATATTAAAACAATGAGAAAGGATAAATTGAAAAAAATACCTAATCATGAAAATTGAAAAAATTAAATGTAATTTAAAAATAGGAGAACAAATTGTTATAATTAAAGATACTATTGGTAATTCGGAATTAAAAATGAATAAAATTTACATAGTTGAATATATTCATGAATATGTTAATCATATTAAGTTAGTAGGATTTGAAGAACGTATATATCAAAGTAAATTATTTAGCAATGATATTAGATTAATAAGAAAAATTAAAATAGAAGAATTAAATGAACAATGATATTGAGAATTACGATATGTTAGTTGAATATTTTAATCAAAAATTAAGTTTAGCGTCTGGTATTCCAAAAAAATATTTATATCCAGATCCACTTGATTCAATTGATTTTGATGTCATATTAAAATATTTAAGAAAAAAGAAATTAGAATACATAAAAAATAACAATTTAAATAATGATTAATGAAAATGAAGAATTAGAAATTATTAAATCAGAACTATCTGAACTGAAAATAAAATATGAACAATTGAAAAATGATTATGATTTTATAAAATCTCAAAATAATAATCTTAGAAATGATATTACAGTAAATTATTGTATGGATAATCAACGTTAAATAACTATAATTTGTTTTGATAGTTATTTATAATTTATTACTTTTGTGAGTTAAATATAAACAATTTAAAAAATAAATTTATGAAAAAATTTTTGTTCTCTATTCTTATTATTCTACCATTTATGCTATCTGCAAGAGGTGGCGTGTCATGCTCTTCCCATTCATCAATTTCTACCTCACATGTAAGTTCATCACATGTAAGTCCATCACATTCATTTACATCTGAATCACATTCATATCATCCAAGTTCAACAAGTAGGAATAATAGTGAAGGTAACAGAGCAGTAAGAACATTCACTCATATAAATTCAGTTAGTCCATTTCATTCATCTGAACCTATTAATAAGATGACACCAAATACTATTAAATTCTACAGTAATAACCCAAGTTATATTAGGTACAAAAATAATTATATTCCTTTCTATCAGCACAATTCATTTTTTTGGCATTACGTAATTCTTAATAATCGTAGACATCGAAATGATACAATCAGAGCAAAAAATAAAACTGACTTAATTCAAAAAGTTAATAATCATAAACAGTAATTTAATATGAATGATAAAAAACTATCATTAATATATGATAAAAGACAAAAAGATTTTGTAGTTAAATATCCACTACGTTGTGATGGTGCATTAATATTAAATCATATTTGTGGTGATGTTCTTAAATATAATATCAGCAAAGATTATCCTTATAATTTTGATAATTTTAATTTAAAAGAAGAATTAGAAAAAAGAGGATATGATTTATCAACTTTAAAATTTAGCATTGAACTAAAAAAAGATGCTTAAAATTCATAATAAATTTGGTTTGTATTTAAAATTATATTATCTTTGTGAATAATAATAAAACAACAAATATTTATGGATTGGTTAATAATGATATTAAGTTTATCTTCGTATTACTTGATTTGTGTTAAAAAGAAAATTGGGTTTATAGTTGGCTTAATAGGAAGTATAATAGGAATAATATATTTTTTAAATTCTAGTGTTTCTCTTGTTATTATGTATTTCTCTTTTGCTGTATTAAATATAATAGGACACTTAAAATGGAATAAATCTAAAATCTAAATATAATGAAAATAGGAGATAAAATAACAATGTTTTTTCATGCTGCAGGTGTTACTTCAGAAGAAGTTTGTGAAGTTGTAGAATTCACAGAAAATAGGGTATCTATTGATGATTATAATAGTGACAATGAATGTAGAGTTTTTAGTAGATTATCAGGAGTGTGCATAAATGATAATAATTCATTTGGTGCATCAAGGACGATTGACAGATGTGTATAAATTTAAAGAGGCTAGTCTTAGTTATTCAAATGAAAAATTCAATCTAATCAATTAGATGAAGTAATTTGAATAGATACTAATAAATTAATTGTTAGGTCCTGGTTTACATAATAGCTAAGAATAATAGATGAAGAACACACCGACAAAGTATCAGGTGATTCTGAGATGATAAAGGTGTGTTTGAATCTATGAATAATTAAAAAATTAATATGATAAAAGTTAAAGCAACTCAAGACGAAAACGGACATTGGTATGTGTTACCAAATGAAGTAGTAGAAGATTTTGATAAAGATGGACAGAATGAAGATTTTGTAGATTCTGGTAAATTTGACAATAAATACAACAAATATAGAACTGGCGGAGATTTAAATAACATACAATTATATGCTAACATCTAATTATGTTATTCTATACATAAAAATTATGATATATTTTAAAAATTAAAAATTAAAATAAATGGGAAAAATAAAGTTAGTTAATAGTTATGAACCATCTAATTCAGATATGGTAATTGATGTTGAATATATCTTAGATAAAGGAAATTCTTTGATGGCAATTTTAAGTATTGTTTTTTCCGATGTTAGTAGAATTTGTGGTATGAAAGATAATAGTTATCAAATCAAATTTGAGTTTGAATCATATAAAGAATCAATATCAAAAGGAATATCAATGGATTCAGATTATTTTGATAAGAAAAAATTAAGAACAATTGATTGTAATGACTTTCAGGATCCAGAATATTTGATGAGTATTAATTTAAAAAATGTATCTTGCTCTATTAATGCAGTAAAAACATTAAGCTCGATTTTAAATAGATATAAGCAAATTTCAAATAAGGATGAATTTAAAATTGTTCTAATTGCATCAGATTTTGAAATAAATACATATATTGATATTTATGAATTGTGTAATAAATATCTACGTCTTATAGATGGAATAGATATTGTTATTGTTGGCAATGAAAAAATATTTTCAATCGCTCTTGATTCATATTTAACATATAAAAATGGTTTCAAAAATGACGGATTAGGTTCTAGTTTAGTATCTAAATTGATTAGATAAATTTTTTCAATATAAAAATAAATGGTTAGTGAAACTACAGTAAAGATTGTAATTATTAGATTAATTTTTGATGTTATGATTTGTAGATATAATCAGTGAATGGAGAGTCCATTGTGGCAAGTAAAGTTGGGGGGATGATATTAATACATAAGAAAGGATGTATTTTTAAACAAGCCCGCTACTGACAGCGGTGGAGGCATGGGTGAAAATCCAGAACCAACCTAAAACGAGGCGTTGAATATCTAGTTTATTGAGCAGTTGCAAATGTTTAAGAAAACAAAATTTAGCTACGCCTATCCTTCATACCATTTGTTTTTTATTTTTTTTAACTTATAATTTAAAAAGTCATGGACAAAAAAACTTTATTATTATTCTCATTTTGTATTCTTCCAGGATTAGGAATGTTGTGGACACTAATTGATCCTCAATTTAGTAATGTTCAATCTACTGAATGGTTCACAACAGTTACAGCACGTATTATATTTACTATTTTTTGTATTGCAGTTTCAATAATATCAATAGTATTAATATTACTCAAAAAATATAGCACAGTTGATTCACTTCAAGATAGTAGAGATAAAGTTGAGATTGATAAAATAACAAGTTTTATTGACAACTACTTATCAGAATCACATACGTTATCAGATAAAGAATCTATTAATGAATGGGTAACAAAGAACTTCAAAAAATAATAATTTATGGCTGTTAATAAATATATAATAAGTGGTAAAGGTTTTTTAGAAGATGTAAAAGGGGATAAAAATTCTGAATGCGTTTGGACTAAAAGCATAAGAACTGCAAAATCATTCACTTTTAATCAAGCTAACTCTTTTATTGAATTCATAAAAAATAATACTACTTTTCATGATGATTGTTTTATATGGTCACCGTTTGAAGAAAACTATGTAAAGGGTTTGTATGAAGTTGTTAGAAGAAGTACATATTATAGTATTTTGGATGATAATGAATGTGATGTATTAGAATGGTATGCTAAAAAAGTATCATCAGCAGATAGTGATTTTATATTCCTTAATAGTTCAAAAGAAATCAAAAAAGAGTCAAAATATTATTCTTATGAAGAAGCTACTGAAATTGCTAAATCAAAAAACATTAGAATATTAAAGGCTATATCAAAAATTGTAAATAATTAAAAATTACAAAATGAAAAATAATAATCCTAATAATATAAACATCAATGATTATATCAGTCAGATTAGCAATGATGATTTGTTGTTATGCGTTGAAGATTATTTATATTGGCAAAAAACAGGAGAAAGAAAATTTGATCACACAGAATTAGATGTTATTTATGATATGTATTTTGCTTGGCTTGAAGAAAATAGAATGTTTGGTACATATGATGTTATTACAAGAGAAATTTCTAAAAGATTATTTAATAAACAAATTTAAATATATTTAACCACAAAAAATTCTACTTATGTAGAATTTTTTTTGTATCTTTGTATAAATAAAATATTGAAATGTGGGAGGTAGGAAATAAAATAATTAGTGATGATAAATATTCAAAAGAACAAATAGGTATTATTTGGAAAATTACTGATGAAGCTGTTCATGTTAAATTTGGTACTAATATAGAAAATATCACATTTCAAAAATTCTTTTTTTATCCAAAACATCATATGCAATCAAACATATTAGATATAAAACCATATAATTAATATGAAAAAAGAAAATCAATATGGTCCAGCAAATTGTATGATATGCGGAAATCCATGTGATATAACAGAAATACTAAATATAAATACAGATGAAGAAGAAGGCTGGTGTTATTGTAAAAAATGTAAAATAGATACTTTTATTAGGCCACTTACAGAAGAAGAAATTGAAGAATTAGAAAATAAAATAAAATAAAATAATAATATGACATCATCCGTACATTTAAAATCACAATCACAACCTATCAAATTTATAGATGTTATAAATACATATACAAAAGATGGTTTATATTGTGTATATACAATTGATGAATTAGTGTATAAATTTCCTATTTTAGATATTTTTCAAATAGTAGAATCTTATAAAAAATAATAATGTTATGAATATTCAAAGTTTAAGTATTGTAGTACCAACGAATAACAAGTGTGTAAATCATTGTCAATTTTGTGTGAGTAGAACTCACACCAATCCGTATGTTGATAAGATAAATTATGTTGTCAATGAGTACATTGAAGGAAGTGACATCATTGAAAATTCAATTGAATATAAAGATTATTTCAATCGTTTACAGTTTGCCAGAGACAATGGATGTAATGTTGTAGTTCTTACTGGAACAGGTGAGCCAGTTCAAAATAGAGATTTCTTAGACTTTTTTTCAGAGATGAATTCTAAACTTCATACTCCTTTTAAAAGTATAGAAGTTCAAACAACTGGTGTTCTATTGACAGATGAATATCTTGGACATTTGAGAGAAATTGGAATTACAACTATTTCCTTTTCAATCTCTAATATTTTTGATAATGATAAAAATTTGAAAATTATAGGTTGTAATGAAAAATTAAAATTTGATGTTTTTGATACTATTAAATTAGTTAAAAATCATGACTTCAATTTGAGATTATCATTAAATATGGTTAATGATTATGATGAACACACAGTAGATGAGGTTCTATTGAGATGTAAAGAACTTGGTGCAGATCAAATAACTTTCAGAAAATTGTACAAATCTGAATTAAATAATGGTATTGATAAATGGATAGAAAATAATGCAAGTAAGATTTTTTATGATAGATTGATTTCATATATGAATGTATATGAAAATCGTAACGCTAATAAATTTTTAGGCACTCTTCCTTTTGGTCCTAAAATTTATGATGTTAATGATATGTCTGTTTCTATTGATTCTGATTGTATGAATTTAATGAAAAAAGATACATACAAATATCTCATTTTAAGAGAGAATGCAAAACTGTATTTTCTTTGGAATACACCATCCAGTTTGATATTTTGAAAAAATTAAAAATAAATTTAAAAATATGAATGAACAAGAAATTACATTACAGCATGAAATTGCAGAACAAAATAAAATTGTATTACAAATTCATGAAGCCATAGACACCGCTCAAGATAGATTATTAGAAAGAGCAAGAACTATATTAAGTGAGAATAGTATAAAAACTTCACTTTTAGATAAAGTACTGAGGCTTAAAAGATTAGGCTTCGTCAATACTACTGAAGTTGTTGAAACTGATAAAAAAATTGCATTTATTGATATGACTGAAAAAGAAGCAAAAATTATTCAGCATTATAAACAAACTTATATAGATCTAAAATTCTTACCAATTGAAGAATTTGATAAAATTTGTGATAAATATAATTTGATTTATGCACCAGTTTCAAATTATAAAAATGATGTTCCAGAACAGAATTTAATTGAAATTGAATCAGCAAAATCATTAAAGAAATCTGATTCATATGAAAATTATTATAAGTATGTCATATCATCATATTGGCGTGGAGTACCTGAAGAAGCAAAAAATTGGATAAATAATAATATGTTTGATAGTCCAGATTATAGTGAATTTGATATCGCAAAAATGTGTCCGATAAAAATAAAATCATATGTATATGATACAGGAGGGTTAAAAATAGTTAAAATTGGTAGTAATGAACTATTTATTGCTGCTCCTAAATCTCATTTCATTCTTGAAAATTTGGTTTTTGATAATACTAAAGGATATTATGACTCAAGAAATGCAGTAGAACCAAAGGATCCTATTGTTTTTAGATACGTTGTTGGAGGAATACAAATTTTATCTAAATGGGGAATTGAATCTTTGGATCAAAGATTGAATATATCTAATATTAATTAATATGAATATAGTTAGACATAGCATAGGAGATAAAGTTGTTGCATTAACAAATCCATTAAATAATTTGTGTCAAAATAGAGTGAAAGGAACAGTGTATACTGTTCTTGATTATACATATTGTTCTAAGTGTGGAATTCAATCAATTAATATTGGAGTATTTACAACTCTTGAAAAATCTGAATGTAGTTGTGGAAATATTTCATTGAGTAAAGGTAAATATTGGACAGATTCTTTTCATTTTGCGAACGTTGATAATATTAAAGAAGCACTATCAGAATCAATAAAAACAGAAAATTACGAATTATCATCATTATTAAGAGACATTAATATAATTTAAAAAAAATTTAAAATATGAAAAAAGAATTTAACATTGGTGATGAAGTAGTATCTTTATCAAATACAACTAACATTAAAAGTCAATTACGGATTGAAGGTAAAAAATACATTGTTATGGATGCTATGTATTGTCCAACATGTGGAGCACAGTGTATTAATATTGGAGGTGTTGCAAAATATCGTCAGGTAAAATGTGGATGTGGAGATGTTCAAGATAGTCGTGGTAAATCTTGGACTAATTCTACTGAGTTCTCTAAAGTTAATCACATTGAGAAAGAAATGTTAGATGCAGTTAAAATTGAAAATTACGAAGAAGCTGCAGTATTAAGAGATATTATGAAAGTTATGAATGCTTAATTTATGACAATATTTCATCTTTGTACTATTTTTTCTGTAATAGGTTCTGGTATAATGATTCTTTTTTTTATTGTTGCTATATTGTCTGCCTTAACTAATCCATCTAAATTTGTATTAGGTGATATGTTATATGATAATAATTTATCTGAAAAATGGATTTTTATATTTCTTATTTTTAATATAATATGTTTTTTGTTTTATAAAAAAATAAAAACATTAAGACGTATAGATTTATATAAGAATAAAATATCTTATTATAAAGATTTATTATATAAAGATTATATTACTCTACGTGAGAAAAAAGAATACAATAAAGAAATTAGTAAATATTCAAGATTATTAAAATTGAAATTGTTAAAATAAAAATTATGAAAATCAAAAAAGAAGATTTAAAGATGTATTTAAAAGTTATTGAAACTTTTCAATTGATGTCATTGTTTGCGATTATTGTCACATATATTCTTGATTTTAAACATATTCAATTAAATTCAATGAATTATATCACAGATTCAATTATTATTCAATTGTCAATGCTTATTATTCCTGTATTATCTTGTTTGGTTTTTTATTTTTTAAAACATCATTATGATAATAAATATGAAGAATTCAGAAAAAATATTCCTGAATATGTTTATAAAAATGAATATTATTCAACAGAGCCTTTATCAGATAAGTCTGAAAAAATAAAAATAACCAACATAAAGGAAAAATGTAATATAAATGGTTATGGATATTATGATCCTAATAACTCTTAATATATGATAACAACTAATAGTTTAAATATTCCTGAATATGTTTATATGCACAGTGTTGTACATAATAAAGAAACAATTTCATCAGCATCATCATTTGATGACGGCTTAATTATAATATCAATTAAGCCTTTAAATGATGATGCAATAAAGGTAAAATTAACAACTATTAAAAAGAAGTGTTATATTAATGGTTATGGTATTTATGAACCATAAAAAATATTAAAAATATGAATTATTGTTGGATTAGATTTGAACTTGATTTATTTAATCATAAGCAAAAAATTTTAAAATCATTAGGCACTGATGATATAGAATATGAATTGAAAAAACGCAAAGAATCTGATATTTACGTTAAAGATAGAAGTATTTTATATACAGAAATAGATTTAGAATTGAGTGATTATGATTCAGAGATATTATATGACTTGACTGATGATGAAATGTTAAATGAATTGAAAATAAGGGGTTATAAGGTATTTAACAAAAATGAATATCCATCATTAGATTTGGCTACAAAAGAAGATATTTGCACTATTTTAGGATTGAAAAAATGGGCAACAAAAGAGCAAATTTTATCTGAACTAAATATAATATTATGATTATAAACTATAA